CAACAATAATAAAAATGGAGAAAATATATGACAGAACAAAATGAAGCACACTTTGAATTGCATGATGCAAACAAAGATAAATTATTTCAAGAAAAGAAAAGAATGAAGAACATAAAAGATTTCTTTGCTAATCAATCTAAAGTTATGTTGGTTGATGGCGACCTATTAGCTTACAGGATTACTTCTAGTTTAGAAGAACCAGTTGAATGGGAAGATGATGTTTGGACTTTATGGGCAGACTTGAAAAAAGGTAAACAATTATTTTTACAATCTGTTGGCTTTTATATGGGTTTAACAAAATCTAGAAAAGCTATTATTTGTTTTTCTGATAAAAATAATTTTAGAAAACAATTAGACAGTAAGTATAAATCTTTTAGAAAGAAAATTAGAAAACCTATTTGTTATAAACCATTAAGAAAATGGATAGAAGACACACATGAAACTGTTTCCTATAAAAACTTAGAGGGAGATGATGTAATAGGTTTATTAGCTACAGGAATATATAAAAATCATTGTGTCATAGTTTCTGGTGATAAAGACATGAGAACAATACCTGCTCCACAAGTTTGTATTGTTGATGACCAAATAGAAATTATAGATAAAAATCTTGCTGACTATAATTTTTGTACACAAGTTTTAAAAGGAGATAGCACTGATGGCTATTCAGGACTTGTTGGTTGCGGAACTATTAAAGCATCTAGAGTTTTAAATGAAAAGAAAAATATAATAACTCAATGGGAAGCAGTTCTTCAAGAATATACAAGAAATAAATATTCTATTGATGATGCTTACCATCAAGCAAGACTTGCCAGAATATTAAGAGAGGGCGAGTACAATTACGCAACACATAAACCAAAATTATGGGATTACCAATATGAATACTACAGACATTTTAAAGAAAGCAGAAAAGTTAGTTAGTGAAAGTCGCCATGACAAACATGGAGACAAAACTATTAATCACGAAAATATTGCTAGACTTTGGACTGGATATTTACAGAACAAATTTAAACTAGCTTTTATTATTTTACCTGAAGATGTAGCAAATCTAATGACACTTTTAAAAATAGCTAGAACACAAGCAGGTCAATTTAATATTGATGACTTAGTAGACGCTTGTGGTTATGCCGCAATTTCAGGTGAAATAGCTGAGAAGCGAAATAACTTAAAAAGTTCCACTTTAGGAGTATCCAATGCAAAGAAAAGTACAAATACCGATAATAAGTAAGGAACTTATTGAGTATTTAGACAGTATTTTTCCTGAGAAATCTGCTGACCTAAAGGATACTGAAAAAGAAGTTTTCTTCAAAGGGGGACAAAGGTCAGTCGTACATCACTTAATACAACAAAAGAAAATACAAGAGGAGAATTAAACATGTGTGTATCAATTAAAGCACCTGCTCCGCCACCAATGCCAGAACCAATTCCTGCTCCACCACCTAATACAATTAGTGGTGCAAGAACAAAGCAAAATGCTCCAATGGTTGCTGATGCTAGTGGCAGAAATGTTAATGTCGCTTCAGCTTATACAAGAAGACGTACAGGCAGAGGGACGCTAAGAATACCTTTAGCGACAAGCGGATTAACTAGAAGCGGATTAAATTTACCTAGTGCGTAATAATTAATGAAGTCGGAAAGATATATCCTGTCGGATAAGGTAGTAGAAGACAAAAGTTCTATTCAGGCACAATACAATAAATTAGAAATTAATAGAGAACCTTATTTATCAAAAGCAAGGGAATGTGCTGAATTAACAATTCCAACTTTAATTCCACCTAAAAATATTTCTGAAGCAACTGAATATAAATCTCCTTACCAAAGTATTGGTGCAAGAGGAGTAATGAACTTAGCATCTAAATTGATGTTAGCGTTATTTCCACCTCATGCTCCATTTTTCAGATTAAGTATTGATGATTTAGTTTTTAAACAAATTCAAGGAAGTCCTGAACAAAAAGGAACTATAGAACAAGGTTTATCCAAAATTGAAAAAGCAGTTATGGATAATATGGAAGTTTCTAATGATAGAGTTGCAGTCTATGAAGCACTTCGTTTACTTATTGTAAGCGGTAATGTTCTTTTAAGATTAACTGAAAAAGGTTTAAGAGTTTATAGATTAGAAAATTATGTTATTAAAAGAGACCCACAAGGTTCTATTTTAAAAATAATTATTAAAGAAAGTATTGCTTTAAATACTTTACCATCAAAAATTAGAAATGCAGTTTTAAAAGTTAATGATGTTAAAGAATACGAAGATAAAGAATTAGATTTATATACTTGCATAACTAGAGAAGCAAATAATTATAAATTAATGCAAGAGTGCGGAAAGAAAATTATTTTAACTAAAGAATATAAATTAGATAATTTACCTTTCATTGCTTTAAGATTTAATAGAGTTGATGGAATGGATTATGGTCGTGGTCATTGTGAAGCATTTTTAGGAGACCTGAAATCTTTAGAGGGATTAACAAGAGCAATATTAGAGGGAAGTTCTGCTTCTGCTAAAATGCTTTTTCTTTGTTCTCCATCAGGAACAACTAGAGCATCAGCAATAGCAAAAGCACCTAATGGTGCAATCATTGAGGGTCAAGCAGGAGATGTTTCTGTTTTACAAGCTAATAAGTTTGCAGATTTTAGAATTGCTTTTGAAACAATGAATAGAATTGAAACAAGATTACAGTTTGCTTTTCTTTTAAATTCTTCAGTTCAAAGACAAGCAGAAAGAGTTACCGCAACAGAGGTGCAACTTGTGGCAAATGAATTACAAGATGCTCTTGGCGGAGTTTATGGAATTTTAACAACAGAATTTCAGTTACCTTACATTAATGCAAAATTATCAATGTTAAGAGAACAGAAATTATTGCCTGATTTGCCTAAGGAAATAGTGCGTCCAAAAATAATAGTTGGTTTGGAAGCGTTAGGCAGAGCAAGTGATAGATTAAGACTTCTGCAGTTTATGTCAGATTTAGCAGGAACTTTAGGAGCAGAAGTTTTAGGACGACATATCAACCTTGAAGATTGTATTAAGAAATTTGCAATAGCAAATGGAATAGACACACAAGGTTTATTAAAATCACAAGAACAAATCCAACACGAACAACAACAACAAATGCAACAGCAATTTGCCCAACAAGCACTGGCAGACCCAAGAGTAGCTATAGAAGCAGGTAAGCACATTGAAAGTAAAGGTAAAGAATTAACTTTTACTAACGAGGGACAAATAGGAGTTGCTAATAAACAAGAGGAATAAAAATATGACCGATAGAATAGAAATAAATCCAGATAGCAACGAAAAAACATTAGAGCAATCTGCAGAGGAGTTAAAAAAAGATGGAGTTGATGTCAGCAAGGACATTGCAGTCAATGCAGATGGCGAAACAGCAAAACTTACAGAAATCAAAAATGAAGACTTACAGACGACTTCAGAAGATGAAGTACGTCCTACTTGGTTACCTGAAAAGTTCAAAAGTGCTGAAGAACTTGCTAAAGCATACAACAGTTTGGAGAAAGAATATTCTTCAAGACAAACTCAGGAAACAAAACCTGAAGAAGTTAAACAAGAAGTTCAGCAAAGAGGTTTAGAAAAATTCTATAATGAATTTGCTGAAACAGGTGCTTTAACAGATAATAGTTATGATGAACTAGCTAAACAAGGTTTAGATAAAGATTTAGTTAATTCATATATTGATGGACAAAAAGCAGTAGCAGATAAAAATACCAAAGCTATTCAAGATGTTGCAGGTGGTGCTGAAAATTACACAGAACTTGTAAACTGGGCAGGTAAGAATTTATCTGAAGCTGAACAAACTACTTTCAATAATATGGTTGATGGTGGAGATGTTGAACAAGCAAAATTTGCAGTTCAAGGTCTTATGATGAAATCAGGAACAAACTTTAATCCTAATCAACCTAAATTATTTGAGGGAACTTCTGATATTGTTTCTGCAGATGCTTTTACAAGTGTTTCACAAGTTACAGATGCAATGAATGACCCAAGATATGAAAAAGACCCATCATACAGAAAAGAAATAGAAAACAAAATATCTAGAAGCAAAGTTATCTAAAAAATATGGCAAGAGACTATAAGCGAGAATATAAAGTTCGTTCTAAAAAATCTAGAGACGACAGGCAACATAGACGTGTTGCAAGACGACTT